TGTTCCGGAACCAGCGGAAGTGATGTTGTATGCGGATCCGAGAGTATTGTCTGCCAAAGAAAGCCGAATGTCGGCCCCGGAGACATAATGGATAAAATATCTTTGAGAAGTCGCAAGACCCCCTGGCGCAGCTGCTCCACTGCCAAGGGTCAGATAAACCTCGTCTCCCGTAGAAAGGCCGTGGCCTGTTCCTGCTAACGTGATCGTGTTCGTGGTGGTGTTGACCGCGGATATGTCTCCGCTGGTGATCGAGGTCGTGAGAACAGCATCGGTTCGATAGAATCGGACATATAAATTGCCGAACTCAAGAATATAGCTTTGCCCCTGACCGAAATTGAAAGGGACGAGTCGAACGCTGCCGTTGTCCTTAGTTCTGGAAACGAAGTAGGATCCAGGTCGTCTAGCAACCGATCCTTGAGGGAGAGGGACGTAATTTTGACAAACTTTTAAAGAATTCTTGTAGCTGGGAAGATCAACATATCCCTGCATTCTCGGAGAGATTTGACCATCCGCAAATGATGTCTGGACGGCTTGGACTCGAGGCATTTATCTCCTGGCTTCGAGAAAAACATCTGCATAGATCGTATTCACATTGCCACGCTCGGAACTGTCAGCACTCCTGGCTTCCGCGAGAACTGTGTTGTATTTCCCAAGCATGTTGTTCCGGAGCTCCGGTCGGCCTGTCAAGGATTCCGCAATTTCCATCGCGAGTCGTAATCCGATCGCATGAATCAGCAAGGAATCAAACTCATTCGGATCCTCGATCCGCTTGATGTATTTGATCCAGGCTTGTTCAGAATCGGTGACAATAAATCCGTTTTCGATGTAATGCTCATCATCCCAATCGTAGAGATCTAAGACTCTCAGGCAATCACTGGGAAGCTGGTATCGATAAGAAAATCCCCAGACCGGGTTGGTTGACGATCGAGCAAGTTTTGCTCTTGTTACCGCGCAAGTCCAAGGATACGAGCGAAGCACGGCATCGCGAGTATCTTCATAACGAAGATTGCAAAGCCGTGCTCGTTCGTTGTTGTCAGTTAGGCTTGAGATCTTCTGGTCGCCCAGGTTCGTCAAGCCTATATTGCAGATCTCGACAACGGAGGTCATTAATCGACAACGTAGAGAAGTTCTAGTGCGATTTGACCAGCTGAATCAACAGCAGCATCCGTTATCACAACTTTAATATCCAAGAGTCCTCCTGGATCAACTTCTTCACTAGCAACATAATCCCAAAGGGCAGTTGCCGTGGTAGCAAAGTCTTTAATAACAGATGCAGATCCTGCTGATGAGATCGCAATCCCGTCATTAATGGCATCAGGGTCGTCAGAATTAACTAGGTTTCCATCAACCGCATAAACACCAATATCGCACTTTGCTCCGGATCCACCGACATCATCGAAATAAATCGTTGACGAAGGAAGAATCACGGCGTTTGAAGGCAAACGAGCCAGATGATAGGTCGAGTTGACCGAATCATCGGAATTCGTGGTTACCACATCAAAGGTCGAGCGAACACGACCATAATGATGCCGGGAATCCACGAAGGTTTGCTTTGTTGCCACCAGGTCGGTGGTCTTGGTTCCTACTAAGTTTACTACTGCCATAACTTACTCCTTTCAGCTGGCGTTATAAGGACGACCACCCCTTATGAGGTGGTCGCTATGAATCAATTCGGATCGCAAGCGATCGAACAGACCTTTTCTTCCTGCAATCGAACGGATCCGACTGTCATTGAGAAATAAACGTAAGTGCTGAATCGTTTGTCAGCCCTTTCGGTGATTCTCGCTCGGATGTCATCCCAGATGCAGAGCCCCATTCCGTCCCGATGCCACATCATGACGAGTTGATCGTCACTGGAATCGGTATTGAGGAGTTCTGTTCGGATGAACCGCATTCCCATGAAATCCGTGATCTCTCCCATTGCGAGGGATCGAACCTGGCTCATGTCTGCGCCCATTTGGGATCCAGCACCACCGCTGGAAATGGTGATCGTTCCACCATGCTTGTGACCGAAGGAAATATCGGAAAGCAAGTGAGCAAGCTGTAAGGAATTGACCGCAACATAAATGTTCGGGTTTCCTTCCAGATCACGATCATCACCTTCACCGGCATTGATCTTTTGACGGGCTTCGACGAGTTTTGAAACTGTCAAACCGCAGTCTCCGGATGAGTTTCCGTAGGTTGCTGAGTTGACCGCAACCGTGTTCGTCAACGAAGCGGTTCCAGTTCCGTCAGCACCCGTTGCAGCGGTTCCGCTCATGGCATCGAGGATCTCGTTATCGATCGCTCTGCCCATTGCGCTGGCTGCGTTTTGTGCATAAACGGAAGTAGGATCGATCAGCATTCGAACGCGATCGACATCATCGATCATATCGCCCCAATCGTAGGAGACCGGAGTCACTCTACGCCTGGAATGCGGTGTATCGATCTGCGGAGAATCCGCGTGACGGGAGGTTACCTTTTGAGCGGTAACGGAGCCGATTCGCTCCATATAGACTTCTTCACCACGCTTCCCGGTTTCGACAGTCACTGCGTTTCTCAAACGAGATCCGCGCTGCTGCACCAGGGAGATGATGTTATCGGAATACTGCTTGGTAAAAGCAGTGGTTATGTTTACAGACATAAAACTCCAATGCGATTGGTTGATCCTGCCAATTCACTGGAGTTGTCTCTAAAGAGGCTCCGTCTTGTGGGCTCTTAAAGCTTTAAGGGTTCTCGAAGGAATTATCCGAGCCTAAAAACCGAGAGCAGGGGATTGACCTGGTTTATCCCAGGTATTGATATAAATTCGTCAGTTCTTTTACAGCATCTGCGTGTTTCGGATGTGTCGCGCTGTTGTAAGCTAATTGAAATTCTGAATCAGCTTTTAATTCTTTGATCTTGGCTTCCGCGGTCGTTGAGGACATCCCTCCGATCCGACCATCGTCGCCAGACATCAGTCTTCCATCTTCACTCATCGCTTTGCCGATCCTGGAGAACATCTTNGTAAGACCTGGATGATTNCCGAGTCCCGATTCCTCCATGAATTTGACATCGTCTTTATCTGCAAATTGCAGAAAAGCTCTTCTGGCAAGCTCAGAGTTCTTACTGTACTCATCTCCCCATTCTTTAGAGAGATCCTGCTGATAGTTCAGCTGCTCTTGTTCGTAAGCCTTACGGGCGTTTTCGTTATCCGTTCTGGCTTGTTCGGACAAGTAATCATAAAACTTTCCGGCTTGTTCTTGAGAGAGGCCGGTTTCGTGAGCGAAACTTCTGAAGTGATCCGGAGCTTCCCCGACGAATTGATAAGCTTCCGGAGATTCGGGACGACCAAGTCGATCGTAAACCTCCGATTTGTCACCATTCTTCGGAACCCGGACGAGTTCTTCACTGGGAGCTCCAAGCTTATGAACCAGGTTCGTGTATGACTTTGCAAGGTCATCCACGGACTTGAAGTTCCTCAAAGAAGGTTCGTTCCGTAATTCAACGGGTAATGTGTCCGGATTAAAAGATCCAGAACTTTCTTCAGATCCAGGAATCGGAGTCTCTCCACCACCCAGGATCGAGCCTGGCATGGCTTGAGGGGTTTCCGCTGGAGCTTCAATACTCGGAGTCGAGGTCGCGTTCTCTGTCATGCGATTGTCTCTCTAATTGTTCAAGTTCACCGATTGACACACTCAAATGATTGATGATGTCCACCACTACGGACCTTCGTCCCTCATTGGTGTGTGTGTGATAAGGATCTCCAGGNCTTAATGTCGTGGAGAAAACAAAATGCCGACCGCAAAGGTCAGCAAGCACACGTTTTCCGGCATCGCTGCCGAACGTGGATTCATAGTCCTGTTTAAGCTGCTTCCGTCTTAGCAATGTTCAATGCTGCTTGGGCTCGATTGCGATCTGCCATCGATACCAGGTTATCGGCTTCAGCGACTGCCATCTGCTCTTGCATTTGGGACTGCATCGCCATTTGTTGTGCTTCTGCTTCCATTTCCGCGGCAAACTCTTCTTCCGACTTAAAGACCGAAGCTGGAACGCGAAGGATTTCAGCTGCCAGGGCTGCAACTTGGCCGGGATCCAGACGGCGCATGACCGAAGGATCGATCTGGGCTATTGGGGTTAAGAACTGCATCAAGCTCGAGATCGATGTCATTTCGCCGGCTCTCTGGGAGATCCCGACCGGATTCGAATACTCGACCTGGAAATCCGCTTCAACGAGGATCTCCGGAGGTGGAGGAAGCATCTGGTTTTTCACCATAATGAATAGGGTTCGTTCTACCAATGGACCGAGAAATTCAACTTCCTGGCGAGATACAATCGGGCCGAGGATCGAAAGCCGATCGCGCTGCCGTTGCATGATCTCGGTTGCAGAAAATCGAAGCACATCGCCNTCTGCTGCGGTCGGCCCGGGAAGCTCGAGAAGATCGAGGTAGAACGAGCGGTTGATCGCATCGCGCACCTGGCCCATTTTGGCTTCATTGAGGTCCGGTCGTCCTCGAGTCTCTAAAGGCTGGATCCGATCGTTCTGATTCAAACCGGCACGGAAGTAATTTAGTCCACCAGGTTGAGTCCGGATCGGAGAAAGGAATCCGTCATCGGGAACGAGCAACGGAGGATCTACCATCTTCGCGAGAGACTTCAGTCCGAGCTCCTCCATCTTGTTCAGCATCTTTGTATCTGCGACTGCTTCGATGCCGGGACCACGACCATAAACCTCCTGGCTTTGACGTTCCCAGCGTGAGATACAAAAAGGAAACTGCTCGTATCCGGAGATCGAAGTGATGAACTTCGAATCATAAAGCATGTAGATGCTCTCGAACGGCATGTTCTGCGGTCCNGGTTCTCCGATGTTNCTNTTTTTCCGAGGCTTGACAACATGAAGGCATTCAAACTTTTTGTAAGGATTGCCTTCGAGGTAAGACCTTGCAACGCCTTCCGGAAGATTCTCGAGTCCGAACTGCTCGACTAGGGCTTTCGCGGTATGAGAAAACTTCCGATAGATCGTATCCACCCGACCGAGGTAATTCATCTGAAGGAAGCATTCTCCAAGATGAAAGGTTCGATACATCGGGCCGACACCTGGTTCATCATAGACTTGCATGACCGCAGTCCCGAATGCTCCAAGATCGAGATAGAACTCATGAGCAGCAGGATGGAAGTTTCCTTGCGGTCGATTAAAGACTTCCAGGCAAAGCCTTTGAGCTTCTTCCATCCACAGCTGAACCTCACGATCCTGCATCAAAGGCCGTGGAA